AACTTTTTTATATAAACAACAATTATTTTGTAATTATTATAAACAAGATAATACTAATAATGAAATATATTTATTTATAAATCCAAATAATATTATTTATAATAATGAAAATAATTTTTATAATAATTATTATTTAGTATCCTATTTTAATATTAAAATAAATAATATTACTAATAATTATAATTTATTACAAACATTAAATATGAAAAAAAATATTAATACATCAACTAATATTATAAATATAATAGAAGAACCTATATGGAAATCATATGATAAATTTTTTGAATATATAAGAATTTATTTTAATGATCAATTAATTGAAGAATTAAATGAAGATATTTTTAATATAAATTATAATTTATATTGTGATAAAAATAAACAAAATCAATTATTAAATATTACTAAAATTATTAAAAATAATGAATATTATGAATTATATATACCATTAATATTTTGGTTTTGTAATAAATCTACACTAGCATTACCAACATTAGCATTACCATATATAGATATAAAATTGAATTATAAATTAAATAATTTAGAATATATTTTATCTAATGATTTAAGTGATAATTATTATTTTAATAATATAAATCCAACTATTAAAATAGATTTAATATCAGATATTATATTATTAAATATAAATGAAAGAAATTTATTTAGTTCATTTAATCATGAATATATTATAGAAAGATATAGAACATTTTCAAGTAGTTATATTAATGATTCTAATTTTATTATTGATAAAAAATTTTCAGGATTAATAAAAGATATATATATAATAGCGAAAGATATATATAATAATTTATTATATAAATTATTATATGATTTAAAATATGACAAATATTTAATTATATTAAATTATTATAATATTTTTATAAATAATAATTATATTTATACATCTGATGAACAAAAAAATTATAGTTTAGATATACAAATAATTATTAATAATATTATTGAATATGAGAAAGGATCATTTAGAATTACTTATTTATTAAATTTATTACCAACTTTTGATATAATGTATTTATTATATTATATTGATAAATATTTATTTATTTATCAATTTAATAAACAAATATATTTATTATTATTATATATTAAAAATGATTTTTATATTAAAAAAGAATTAATATCACCAATTGATTCTATTTTATTTAAAATAGATGGTACTGATTTATTTACAGTTCAACCTAATATATATTATAATACTTTAATACCCAGTGAAAAATTTTATAATTCAATTCAACCTAATTTATATGTATATAGTTTTTCATTAGATCCATTAAATGAACAGCCTTCAGGACACTTAAATTTTACTCATTTTGAAGATACTAGTATTATTATTACATCATCTATAAATCAATCATTTAAAGTTAATATAAGTATTAAAGAATATAATATTTTAAGAATAGTAAGTGGAATTGGTAGTCTTGCATGGCTTAATTAAATATTAAATCCTAATCCAGCAATTCCATTAGATACTCTAAATAAATTATATTGTATAGCATAACCTTTTAAAGATATACTATTTTGATAATTAACATTATTATTCATAGTTAACTGTAAATATGCATCATCTATTTTACTAAAATTCATACTACCAGATGGTTGTAATTGTAATGGGTTTAAAGCAAAGGAATACATAAATATTCCTTTTTGATTATTTATAAAATTATATTGATAAGATTGAATATTTGTATAATATTCAATAGATGATAATTCCATTCTATTTATTGAATTAATAATTAATAAATTTTTATTAATTAATTGAGTTGAATCATCAGTATAATCAAAAAAATTATTAGAATTAATATTTGAAGTTAATAATGTTCTCCAAACTAATAATTTAATAGGATTAAATAATGGTAATTTATAAGTTGTATTAATTGAATTAATTATTTGTTCAGGTAAAGTCTGAATAACTTGAATTATATATTCATGATTTTGATTAATAAATTGACTTCTTTCAAAATTATCTAAATATATATAATCAACTAATAAATATGAATTTAATATTGAAGGTTTATTAAAATTAAAATAATTATTATTTTGTATAATTGTTGAATTTATTACAATATTACATTCAAAATTATTTTTCATACCAATTAATTTTAATTTATTATAATTTTCATCAGTTGGTATAATAAATGTATTTTTTATTGGATTATAATAAATTAATTTATTTATAGGATCAAAATATATAAATTCACCTATTATTTTATTATTTTGATATTTTTGATAAAAATATTCACCAGGTTCATAAATACAATAATTATTTATTATATTTAAGTAATATGATGGACTACTATTATAGCATAAATTAACATCATTAAAATCTACATGAACTTTAATATCAGAAAATGACATTGATATTAAAGGTAATGCTAATCCTGTATCTAAACAAAACCAAAATAATAATGGTATATATAATATATAATTATTTTTTGAAAATGAATAATTATTTAAATCACTAATATTTCCAATCATTTTATTATAAGATTTTTTTAATTCATTAGGTGTAGTTATTTCATTCCAAATATTTATCCAATCACCATAATGTCTATCAATAATATTACCATTAATTTCAATATCAATAAAATTAATTAATGCAATACCTATTTTATTTACCCATTTAAATTTGATATTACTATTATTATTATTAATAGGAGGTAATTCAATATATAAATACATTTTATTTATTAAATCTGCATTTTTTCCAATATTAATAGTACATCTTCTACCAAAATCAGGCGTTGTTTTAAAATATTGAGGTAATGGTTCAATAGAAAAGTTTGTATATCTTTTATATACTATTTTAAAAAATGTTATATCAGGATTACTTGATAAAAAAATATTTTCTTTTCCAATTGATGATAATGTTATTTTTCCTATAGTCATTAATATTTTATATTATATTTAATATATATATAATTTTTTAAATATAATTAATATTTTAAATGTCATCAGGATCTATTGGTTCAAAATTATCTTCTGATGGATCCTCATCTGGTGTACTGTTTTCAATAAGTGATTTAAATATTGAACTTATATCACTTACTTTTACCATATTTTTATTTATATTTTTATCTAAAAAATTTTGTAATTTGTGTAATGTTACTTCTTCTTCACTATATTTTTTAGTATCGTTATTATCAAATGTTTTAAGAATTCTATAATAATTATCATAAAGTGTTAATGCATCAAATAGTTTTTCTTCATTTCTTTTCAAACTAAATAATAATTCATTAATTTTTTGTTTTGTTTGAGAGGCAATTGTTTTATTATAAGTTTTTAATTGTCTTTCATATGTATTAAATAGGTTGTCAAATTCAATATATGAATGTCTAAAATTTTTTTTAGAAAATGATATTTCATTTGCTTTATTTATTAAATAAGGATTTTTCATATTATTTAAATTAAAATTAAGTAATCCACCATGTTGTTCCATAGGATCAAGAACAACTAATCTTGATTTAAATGCTCTTAATCGTACATTTTTAATTAAATCTAATAAATTAGTTCTATCTATTTTTAAATAATTTGTTAATTGTGATAATGTACTAAGATGTTTTTTTTGAGTTGATTTATGATTATATACCTCTAGTGAAGGATATGATGTTTTATTTAAAATAGCTGGATTAGTATTTATCTTTTTAATTAAAAAATTTATATAAGCTGCTAATTTGATATTGTTTTTTATACTAATAAATGAGGGACCATCTACTTTTGGGTTTACTACTTTTTCTAACCAATGATTATAGTCTCTATATTTTAGTAACTTATATGTTTTATTATTAAAAGTTTCAGTTTTAGTATATGTTGGTACCTCTAATAATTCTAAAACTCTTAGAGCTCGTTGAGGTAACATATCCTTTATTTGGTCTTTTGCTACAGTAAAAAAATGTGGATCATTAAAAATAGTAGTACATTTTTTATTATCTAGGGCACTGCTTTTTGAGTTTTTAGGTATTACTAAACACTCTATTAAAAATTGGTCTATTAAATCTTTATTATTAAGCTCATCAAGACCGTACTGTTCGGCAGATGTTTGTTTTGAAATAATTTCCTCAAATAATTTACTACCATTATTAATTTCATCACATGATCCATCCTGATTAAGTTTACATAATACACCTGCATTATTTCTAATATAATCATTAATTATATTATCTTCAAACCAACTATCAGTAGGACTAATATTAATTGGAATTTTGCCTATATTTTCTTTCGTTGTTGAATCTACTAATGCCTCTATTCTCCAATTAAAAAAGCGTCTATCGTCAAATATAATTTCATTTAAGTTTTCTATAATTAATGTCCACATATTTATATATATATCATTAGCAGGAACTACTGATGTAGCCACATTAGGCACCCAATTACCGCCTCCTGTGTTCCATGATGTTCTTACTTGGGGAAAACTTGCAACAATATTAGCACGATAAACAACATCTGTTACTTGTTTTTTGTAGTTTAATACTAAATTATTAAATGAAAAAGACATTGCTAATTCATTAGCAGGTAACGTCCTTAAATGAGTAAGTAACTCTGGTGGTAAATTAGTACTATTTATTTTTCCTTTCAAAATATCTATAACTTTGTTGCATTTATAAAAAGAAGTTATATCTGCGTGCGCATGTGTAAATAATTGAGTTTTAATGGCATTATCAAGAGCTGCTAAAGGATACTTATATAATGTATGAGTAGATGAGTTAGTTATTAATTTACTCATAACCTCACCAGGTATATTAAAAATATATCTTAATATATTAATTAATAATATCATTTTAGTATCTATATTATATAAATTAATATCAAATTTTGTTAACACACCTAGATCACGTGGAGCTGGTAGAGCTGGAGCTGGTGGAGCTATAATCACTACGGGCAAAATCGCAGTTCCACCCGCAAGTGTATTTAAAGCGTTAATGTCAAAGTTATTAAGTGCACCACTCTTAACATCAGTATTAGGAGGCGGATTATATAGAGGTGTATCATATAGGGGTCCTACTAACGGACCAGCACCCGCCACCGGATTTCTTACTAGGGGTCTAGTTGGAAATATAATACTATAATAGTCTTTAATGTTCGCATCAGTGGGTATATTTATAGTAGTCTGTCCCGCCCCAGCTACAGGAGGGTGGGAAAATATATAAGATTCATTCCAGATAACACCACCAACGAGAGGAGGAGTAGTAGCTGGAGCACCATAAGCTCCTCTAGTACCTAATAATGACTTTATATTAGTGACGGATGTATTATTATTAGGATATGGAATTGCGGCATCAGTTACTATATGTGAAATGTCATATAAAAGATCAATAAATGATGGAATTTTAATTTTTGTTATATCGTGTATAGCATTATCACATGCAATATCAAAATGTTTATCAATTGGTTGATTATTACGTTCATATGTTATTTTTAATTTATCAAGTAACATTTTAATAAAAATACACGTATCTAAACCAGATCCAGACATATTTACTAAATTTTCAAATTCCTTTTTCATTTTAGTAAATTTATCATTATCATGAGTACTATCTAATTCTATAGGACCTTCTGTATTATTTAAATTAAAACATACTATTATAATATATGATAAAAATTCGGGATGTATACTATTATCATCAATGGGTGGTATCAATTCCCTATCGTTAATTGCAAATAAATTACCAAGCCTATTATCACATTTTGGTTTATGTTTATAATTACGACTCATCATACCTTTTGTGTATACATTTGGATTAAAAATCCAATTTTCTGGAAATAAATCAGTATTAAATTTTATTTGACTATTTTTTTTTGCTAAATCAATAGCTAATTGTTCTAATTCACTAATAAATAATCTTATACGTAAATCATCATTTTCGCCGAATATATTCATATATTTATCAAATCTATTTTTAGGTTTAGACATATTATATATAATAATATAGAAAAAAAAAAGTATAAATTTAAATTTATGAAAAAATTTCTTAATATTTTTTATAAAATATTATCTTACTTATAATAATGATAAATATAAATAAAGAATATTTTGGTCTTAAATTGTGGATTTGGGTATTAATTATAATAGGATTATTATATTTTTGGTATATTAATAATATATCTATCTCTAATAATATGATTGATTCTAATAATATAAAAAATAAAAATACAAATACAAATAAAATTAAAGTTTATAATTTTAATACAACCTGGTGTGGATGGTCACAAAAATTTCAACCTGAATGGGATTTATTTTCTCAACAAGTAATGTCAGATCCAATGTTAGAAAATATTGAAGCATATGATATTAAATGCGATGATGATAAAAATATGTGTGAAGAATATAATGTTCCCGGATTTCCATATATTGTAATAGAATCAAGTAATATGAAAACACCTTATACAGGTTCTAGAAATTCAAAAGATTTAATTAATTTTATAAAATCAAATTTATAATTTTATATTTTTTTTAAATTGCGTTAATTATTATATTATTAAATTATAATAATATAATAATGAATGATATAGATATTAGTAATTTAAAATATAATTTATATGATATATTAAATGTATCTTCTAATGATAGTATACAAGATATAAAAAAAAAATATATAAAAACAATAAAAATTTTTCATCCTGATAAAAATTCACAATTAGAAGAAGATATATATCATCATATTATATTAGCAGGTCAAATATTAACAAATCAAATATTAAAAGATAAATATGATAAAATAATTTTAAATAAAATAAAAACTCATGATGAATTAAAAGATTTATTTGTAAAAGATTCAGATAAAGAAAAAAAAATTATAAAAAAAAATTTTGAAGTATTAAATAATGAATATAATACAAAGCATGGTTATAATAATTATTCAAACGATACATCTTTTTTAAATAATGATAATAAAATAGAACAAGTTAATAAAAATATAATAAATGAATATAATAATTTATTATCAGAAAGAAATACGAAATTAGATAATAAATTAAATAATAATATATATAAACAAGAAATAAATAATGAGATAATAAAAGTTCCTTCTGAAATAACTAATTATATTGATGGGGAAATATTTACATATATATCAGATTTAAATAATTTATATATAAATGATTCTATACAAACATCAAAATTTACTAGTTTAGATAAAGCATTTATTTTATATTCAATAAATATTGAAATAGATAATTTACCATTAAATGAAAAAATAAAAATATATAATAATTTAACAAAAGAATTATATCAACAAAATAATATTATCAATAATTGATTCACAAATTTTAGTAGGAATATTATTAATCCATTCTTCAGTTTGATTATATCCAGAATTAATAATATCATTTTTTTCATTATTTGATAATTCAAAATTTAAAAAATTTATATTTTTTTCAACTTTAATATTAATAATATTTAAACTATTTATTTTAATAGTGTTTGCATTAATAAATAAACTAAATGAAGATAAAATAAAATCAATAACATTATCTAATTTATTATCTTCCCCAAAATCAATAGTATAAAAATTAATACCTAATGTAGTATCAATATTACAATAATTAATAGGAAAATTATTTAAAATACTTCCATCTATATAATATTCATTATTATATAATACGGGTGTAAATAATAAAGGTACTGATATAGAAATTCTTATTGCAGTAATAATAGACATATTAGGTGTTTTATCAACATTAAATAAAACTTCTTTTTTTTTAGTATAATTACATCCAATAATATTTAATTTTATTTTAGTTAATTTATAATGTTCACTAAAAGTAATATCTTCCATATTATATTTATTTTTTAAAAACATAATTATAATATAATTAAATTTATTACCATTATCTAATCCAAAATTTAATAATATATTATCAATATTAAATTCAGGTAATAATATTTGAAAATTAAAATCTAACATAAAAATTTTTATATCTTCAATTGAATATGATAATGATAAAAAAAAACATATAATTGCTCCAGCAGATGTTCCTATAAAATTATTAATATTATTTAAAATAATAATATTATTTTTTTCTAAATACTCAATAGCACCTATATGATAAAGTAACTTAATTCCGCCTCCACTTAAACATAATGTATCATATATCATTTTTATATTAATAAGAATATAATTCTTTAAAGAATTATTTTTTTTTATAATTTATTATAATAAATGGTAAAAGCGGAAGATTTAATTAAAGAACAAAAAAAACGAGAAGATAATAAATACATAACATTTGATAAAATATATTATAGAGTTGAAAAAAAGATAAATATATCTAGTTCAAGTAATTTTTATTATACATGGTATATAATACCTGAATTTTTAGTAGGGTTACCTATATATTCATTTGATGAATGTAAAAAATATATTGAAAAAAAATTAAAAAAAAATGGATTTAATAGTGAATATTATAAACCAAATATTTTATTAATATCATGGTTTCCAAAAAAATAATTATTATAATAAAAAATAATTTTTTCTACTAGATATATAAATTATTAATTTTTTGTAAGATTATTTATTAAATTAAAAAATAATAATATTGATATTCCAATTATTATTAATATAATAATATCATTATTATTATCAATTATTTTTTTAATACTATAAAGTATTTTAGGTCTATATTCATCTCTTAATTTATTTTGACATTTTTCACAATTTTTAATATGTAAAAAAATATCATTACACATTAAATTATTATTATGATAATCTATTTTTATTTCATTATTATTTGTCATATTTTCATTAGAATTATTATTTGTCATATTTTCATTATTTTCATTATTTTCATTAGAATTAATATTTGTCATATATTCAGTATATTTATCTGATATATTATTACTTCCCCACGCATCTTCTAGAGAACAATAATGCATTATATTGATTTATACTAGATAATAATTTTTATAAAAATTTATAATAAAATCTATTTGAGTATATATGCTTGATAATATTATAAATATTATATTAATATTTTATATTACATATTTAAATTCATATAATATTAATAATTATATAAAAAGATTATTTAAAAATAGTATTTTTAAAATATTATTTTTATTTTTAATAATATTATTATTTGATAAATATTTAATTACATCAATATTATTATCTATAATATATATAATAACTATTGATTATACATATGTTAATGATAATATAAATTTA